ATTGATTGCTTAGAAGGCAACTGTATTATCCATTATACTACGGCCAGAAATATTCTTTATTCTTTATAATCAATCTTATTGATAAACTTAAATTTAAATTCATCCGTAAAATTTTGTAGATAATCATTATCTTCGTTAAAAGTCCAAATGTATTCTTCTTGTGTAAGTTCTCTGGTTGAAACAATACATTCATCGACATGCTTTTGTGAAAACTCTTTCCAGTTTTCATCATCAGTTCGACCAGCATTCATCACCACTTCATCGTTAGCGTGTCCTGCCTCTTTGGCTTCAACGACATAACGCATACGAAAAATGCTAACAGTTTCCACCAAATAAAGTTTTTTATTCACTTTTATACCTCAAAATATTTCAGTTCAAAAATATCCGCTTGATGTTCATAGCCAATGTAACCTCGAGGATTGGCAATAACCCGCGTGTCACCAACCATATAGTCGAAATCGTGGTGTGTATGACCATGTGTCCATAGTTTGATTTGTGGATGATTCAAAATGAATTCGGACAAATCAGAACTATACGCACCGTTTACAATGTAATCGTCCTCATATTGAGGTTTTGTCGACAACTTGCTAGGTGCATGATGACCAACTACAATCCACTTTTCGGTCGGGCGAGAAGCAACGCTTTCATCCAGAACACGCAGAGTTTCTTTATGTTCAGCCCAAGACTTTTCAGGAGTAAATTTTGCTAATCGTTTTTGACCATCTGCGTTCTCGGAAGAATCTCGGATGATGCGATAGTCATTCATGTAACCTTTGATTGTGTACAAGGTGTTTGGATCTCCCTTGTTCATATCAGTCCAAAGAGAACCACCAAAAAACATGCAGTCACCAATCTCCACAGATTCTTTTTCTAGAATGTGCAGATTGTGTAGATAACCCAAGTGGCCACGCAAATCTCCAAGAGAAGTGCCGAAATCACCGTGATAATATTCGTGGTTCCCCATAATGTAAATGACATTAGGAAATCTTGCACAGCATTCTTGGAAGAATGTATGAATTTTATTGGACTTGTCATGTTCACCGAAAGTATTGTAATCGTCTTTTTGACGAACATCATTAATAATACAAATATCACCGGACAGAATCAATACATCAGCATTCTCGGTATTTTCGAGACTGATTGCACCAAATTCCAGGTGAAGGTCAGAACAAAGTGCGACTTTCATTTTACTTTCTCCAAAGAGTCCTTACGCATGTAATGAATTGGTTGCGTGTAATTAGACGGAAGATTTTTGACGACAGGAAGAAACTGTACGCCTTCAATCTCTTTGGAATCCCAATGAGAAAAGGTGTAATAAACTTCAGCGACAGAAAATTTGTTTCGTAGTTTGATAGGTTTTTGTGATACTTTTGAGTTCATTTTAAATACTCCAGGTGCATACCACCACACCTGGAGTATAGCACCAATCAGATCAGCTTGTCAAGAGGTCTGTTGTTTTATTGCCAATTTCAATTTTCCTAGGTTTCTTTTCCTCAGGAATTACATTTTCAAGTTTAATCACCAATAGACCATCAACAATGTCAGCACCTTTTACAACAACCGTATCGGCTACAGTATATTTGTGTGAGAAGTTTCTGGTACCAATACCTCTGTGTAGATATTCTCTACCTTCGGTTTGAACAGTCTTGATTGCTCCGTTGACATACAACTTGTTACCTTCGGAAGTGATTTCAATCTCATCACTCTTGAAGCCAGAAACGGCAATTTCAATAGTGTAAGATGTATCATCTTCTTTGATAATGTTGTAAGGGGGATATGTTGGTGTTTTGTTACCTTCAACAAACAACTTATCAAATTCGTCGATAGTTGAAAGTAGGCGGTCAAAACCAACAGTTGCAGGAAGTAGTGATCTACCATAGTTCATAGTTTTCTCCTTAAAAAGCGAGTTAATTAAAATTGATACCCCGAAGGCGTATCATCCAGCTTACCTTATACTGGTCCGAACTGTCGTGTCGGAGGTGTAATTACACGGACGCCTTTTGCCGTAGCATCAAACAGGCCCTAAGGTGGGCATTATTGGCACCCCTGGATATTTTTCTACCCTTCAGAGGTATGGTAGTTTCCCATCCCGATGAGAATACTCTTATATATCCAAATTTATTGTTTCGTTTTGGTGAGAAGGTTTAATATAATCCTCATAAATTGACGGATCTTTGAACACAACCCAAAACCGTCTTTTGCCTTTTTCGCTACTTGATGTATAGCCGGAAATTGTGTCGGCCACGCCAGCTTCAGTCCAAGTATAATTATGAAAATCGCTGTTTAAATCGTGAGTATCAAAACGTACATGCCAAAATCCTTTTTCTTTAAAAACACTTTCAATGTGTGCGGGTGATGCTTTCGTTGCAGTTCTACTACCGTCTTTTTTTCCAACGGCTTGATCCCAACTATCATAGTCACAAAATTTTATTTCAAAATCATCTTTAAGTGAATCTGCAACTTCAGTTTCAAATATTAATAAGTCGGTTCTATCTAGCGCACACCGTAAATCATTTTTCCAATTATCTAAATGATATGAAAGTCCGAAATGTATGATAACATCAAATTTATCTTCGAACGACCAAGGTTCTTCGTGATTAACTAATAAAACTCTACTATCTGGATTGTTTTGTTCTATAAAATTAATGTTGTCAGTTCTACCTTCTGTGAAGGTAACAGAACATTCATATTTGGTTTTAAAATATTTACCTATATCTCCAAAACCACACGCAACTTCTAATAGTTTTTTATTCTTAAAAAATTCAGGTCCAAAAATTTTTTCAATTTTTTGAATTCTAACTTTCGACCAATTTTCATAATGTCCCACTTGGTATCTGTGGTCCGAAAAACTTCTATCAAATATTTTTTCCATAATATCTCTTCACTTATTAGTTTGTGGTTTTTTTCCTATGTTGTATTTAGGAATTAATTGCCAATCGTTTTTCTCTTTGTGAGAAATGATTTTTACTTGTGATAAAGAAACGATTGGATCTTTTGTTTTTTCTTCATCGACAATTTTAATAAGTTCCCAATCTTGCAACAGATTTGCTACAGTATTTCTACGCGCAAGGTCGTTCTCAGTAATGTCCGTTGGCTTGCCATCCAAAGAAAATAGTTCTTTAAAATGAACGATATAGTATTTTCCCTGTTTGTGCAGTATGTGACAAGACTGATAAAGTATTTTTTCTTTCTTGGATGCAACACCAATTCTGGTCAGAGTTTCACGGACCTTTAAAAAGTCATCTTTCTCCTCTAGTGTCACCTCCACCATATCTTCTATTTTTACCATTATTTTTTCACTCCACCTTTTTCTATTTTTTCTTTTAATAAAGTGATCTGTTCATTTGTCAGAATACGCAAGGCTTCTTTTGCTTTCTCATTGGAGTAGCCAAAATACTCTTTCACGCAATCTATGTCCTTTAGACCAACTGCTTTCTGCCACGGTTGGAACTTCCGTTTCATGGACCTAACGGTATTTAGAAGATAATGGTATTGTAGTTTTGAGTCCAAATTATGGCTCATATTCATCTGGTTAGCATATAAGATGCAGTCCAGATGATAAGAAAGGGCACGATTAACTAGAAATGGTTTATAGTCCTTTTCTTCGTCCAGAACATCTTTCTTAGTCTGTAGGATGCTCGGAATAATATCTTTAAAAACATCAGACATTTTAACTGAATTCACATTCAATCATAAACTCGGTCAAACAAGCCATCATATTAATTTCTTGGTCGGCCACAAAAGCTGATTGATATTGATACTTCGAAAGAATCAAAACTGCCGGTGGAATACTTTCTGGCTTCAGAAATTCATATAGACGATCATAAATTGACCTCAAAATCGAATTAGGATCATTGTCAAGATTGTTCGTGACCCACTTACGAGCGCCGCCAAAATCTTTATCTTTGATTGACTTTATGAGTGTTGCAAGGTTTGCATCAGGAATAGAAGTAAGAATGCCCTTGTCAATCTGACCCTTAACGGCATATCGTTGCAGTTCGTTTAGAATTCTGCGATTGTCTGGGAAGTGTTTTGTAATGATAGAAGCAATAACTTCTTTTTCATAAGCTACACTTTCCTGTTCAAGAATCCATTCCACACGCTTGAAGAATTGTGTGGCCATCTTTGCTTTCTGTCCGTTTTGAATTTTAAAATCAATAACGGAACAACGAGAATGCAAAGGTGCAATAATGCGGTTCTTGAAGTTGCAAGTTAGAATGAAGGAACAGTTATGAGCAAACTCTTCCATAAAGTTACGCAATGCTGGTTGAACTGATTCAGCATTGGTATAATCAGCCTCATCAATAATGACGACCTTGCGGCCACCAGATAAACTCATTGATGATGCATAATTCTTAATTTTTGTTCGGAAGGTCTCAATAAGACGGCCTTCGTCCGAACCGTTGATAACGATGTAGTCACATCCGACTTCTTCACATAAGGCTTTTGCGATTGTAGTTTTGCCGACCCCTGCGGATCCAGCAAGTAGCAAATTTGGGATTTCTTTTCTGTTGACATATTCCTGAAAGGTAGTTTTAAGAGTCTCCGGAAGAATACAGTCCTCAACTTTATGGGGACGATACTTTTCCACCCACAGCATTTGTTCGCTCATTCACATTCTCCATAATAATATTTTCCCAAACTTAAGAGTTTGGGCTTAAACAAATATAACCAACCACAACGGTTGGTTATACAACATAAACTCACTTGATTTCTGTGACACCAAGGTATAATGCTTCGAATTCATTATCCTCGGTTACTTCTTCTTGGAAGGATTGTTTATGATGTGCTTTCGCCATACGGCGGAGAACTTTCTTGGGAATCTTATGTGCATCATACATTGCGTCCATGATATCTTTGATGGCTTGCTTATGTGATTCAATGATAGTCATTTCATTCGAAATTTCGGACAAAGAATCTTTGATCGCCTTCAGATCATCTTCGGCAAATGTGCCATACAAGGTATTAATTGCGGTCATAATTAACCCTCATGCTTAGAGCCAGTTTCAGCCATGACCCAGTATTCAATTGGAACAGTTGTATTCTTGAAATGTGCGATACCTTTGGCAGAAATCTTAACTTCATATGCGCCTTCGATGAATCGCAAATTTTCTGTTGCAAAAATCATACGATACTTACCATTGGCGGCGACAGACAAATCAGTCGTGTTAACATCGGCCGAATCATCTTTCGCATCAAAGGTTTGAATCTGTACCTTTTGTCCATCCGAAACAAACGCAATGTTGGGAGAACTCAAAGCAGAAGCCATCTTGGTCACCCAATTGATTTCTTCAGCAGTCAACGAGAAATTAATCTCAGTATCACCCATGTTGATTTTCTTATCCGGTGGAACAAGAATAACATCTTTAGATGCTTTGCGATAGTTAGTTTTGCTACGGCCACCGAAAGTTTTAATGATGATGTGCTTATCATCGAACTCAATTTCCGGATTATCTTTCTGTAGGGAAATAACTCCCAAGAATTTATTCAAGTCATAGATACCAAACTCATTATCAAAACTTTCAGGCAACTCAGCGCGTGCCAGAATGTTCTTCTGCTTAGAAATAGTTTCTACGACATTACCCTTCTTGACATAGATGCCCTCATTGATAATTGAGAAATTTTTCAACACAGATAGAGTGTTAGTGGATAGTTTCATTACAATACTCCTTCAATAGATTCATTCATTATATTCACACCAAAAGAATTTGT